TGTCATTATTTAGCTTTCTTAACCATATCTCCCTCATTCTTATATCCATGTAGCTTAAGCACGAACATATCTATACCTTGCTTCATATAAGCTATTTTATCCCGATTAAGCTTGTCGTCATTAGCGAATATTCGCACTATTAGTTCCTCAGTTATCTCAGAAAATACCTTCTCAACCAAAGGATGATTAAGTATCCTCAATGCTTCCTCTGCATCACTTACTTTGTCCTTATCCGTTCTTTTATCTTCCATTTACTCCGAGCCTCCATTTAACCCATTCTGATTTCTTGGTTCTCAGTAAGGCAGATTCTATCTCCCTCTTAAGATTGTCTATCTCAGTCCTTAGTTGAAGAATAATCTCATCCTTTTCAATTAACTGCTTCTTAAGTCCTTCCGGTGTAATAATAGGATTTCTCTTAATTTCACCTTCTTTAAGTTGTTTCTTTTTAACATTGGGTAACTTATTTATATCACCCTTGATTTGTATGCTCATATACCAGTACCTCCACTTCTTTTAATGGCCAATTCTGCATCAGCTATTCTTATTTGTTCTCGTTTATACCAATCATCTGTTTGTTGTGAATTCTCTTTAATCCTTAGGTCAGCAGCTTCTCTTGCCAGTTTATCATCATGTTCTGTCTGAGATAGTTGAAGTTTAGTAGTATCTTCTTGATGCTGAACAGTTGCCTTGAATTGGTTGGTCTGAGAGGATGACATTAGGGATTGTGCCTGTGCCTGTTTCAGATTCGCTTCTAGGGTCATCATTCCATCCTGTAGCTGCATTTGTCTTTGTTGGATGGCGTTCTGTGCGGCCATAGCTGCCTGATATTGTGGAGAAGCTGGATTCATCAGTAAATGCTCTCTACAATCTATATTCATATACTCCATCATCTTTTGCATGAGAACGAACTGTTGTTCAGTTCCATAATTAACCATTAAACCCGGAGTCTGTCTTAATAGGTTATGAATCATCATTAAGTTGTTAATCTGCTCCTTCTGTTCCATAGGAGTCAATGCCACCCTAATGGACATATCCATTCTACGCTTAAATGTGGCAGGTTCAACTGGAACAAATTGCCCATTTAACTGGACGAACTTCTCAGTCTTATCATAGGTCATTCCTATTCGGTGAATGGCTATCAGAAGTGGTTTCAGCGTATTTTCAGCGAAATGCTTGGCAAACATCATTAGTCTGCGGTTAGCGGCAGTAGTTAGCATCTGAATAGTATCAAAGCTATTCTGCTTGGAAATAGCATCTTTCTCCATACCTTGTGCCAGTCTGGTAGCACCAGTGGCCTCTTCCTTATCTCCTTCCAACATTTCAAGTACAGCAAAGGAATTAGGGTTAATCTGGGCTATCGGCATTGGAATAACGGCATCCATCTTAGTTACATTGACTACAACTCCAGGCCTATTATCCACTAGGTCCTTAGGGTTTCTGATAAAGCCTAGGTCGGCTAGATAGCGTCCTGTATTGGTTGCCACCATATTGTCAATAATCTGACGTTCAATAGTTGATTTGGATTTCTGTATGCCCCAGATAACGTCTGGGATAGATAATCCATGAAACTTATAAGGTTGTGGATATGGGGTAAATACCTCTAATGGAACCTCTTCAACCTGTTCCATTGATAGAATCTCATCATCTGAGAAGAAGAGTTGCCATAATTCAACTATCCCATCCCCATCCATATCTATTTTTCGATATACTTCGTAAACAATAGTAGTTCTTCTATCCTTAGAGGCATCATTCCAGAGATTCATAAATGTGCCATCATGTGCGTGTCTGGCATCTACTTCATCCCTATCTCTCCATTCTATGCTTGTATCACCAAAATTTAGTCCATCAATAATGTCAGCTTCCCATCCCATTTCCAGACAATCACTTTTGGTCATTCTGGTCCTAATGGCACAGAACTTAGAGGTAGGAATGGATTCAGCATCATCTTCTATGATGAAGTCCTCAGGCTTGATGTTCATAATAGCTACATGGGAAGTATCCATCATTCTGGTTATTTCACCTGTAAAGACCTGTATCTGTTGCATACCTATGGGCTGGGCAGTTGGTTGTTGACCCTGTTGCATAGGAGGACCACCTTGCATAGGTGGAACACCAGCAGAGCCTTGAGGTGGAGCACCTGTAGGTAATGGAGGAGCACCCATTGGAGGTTGGCCTGGGGCCATTCCCTGCGGTGGGGCCTGTGGGTTCATAGGTGGGGCCTGTTGCGGATTTGGTGGTTGGGAGGGTTTTGCTCCTCCCATTGGTGTAGGTGGGGCATTGATAGGTTGGTTCTGTGGCACAGGCTGACCGGGGGCCATTATCGGAACATTCTTAATCTTTTGCTCATATGTTCTAAGTTCGACATTTGGGTCCGATAATAGTGCTCTTAGTTCATCTTCTTCTATTTCATCAAATCTCTCTATGGAGTAGGATTTTTCCTGCTTCCACCAACGTTTAATAAGACCATTCTTAGCTACAAATCCATCATGAAAGGCATCATGTATAATCTTATAACCAGCGTTTTCCCTATAGAAAACATGGTTTACATAGGCCGTAGCCTGTTTAGCTGCATAGTAATCGCCTGCATTTATGGGCGTGAAATAGACCACATTCTCGTTTTGGGTAAAAGTTTCAAGACAAATTGATTTTGCTGTTTCAACCACATTGAATATGTCTTTGGATACATGGTGTGATTTTCCCTCTGGGGCATCACCGATATCATCACCGTAGTAATACTGATAGCCTCTGGCCCTTTGTTGATGGACATAGGACCTATCAAAATCTTCCGCTTCATCTATATCCCTCCTGATAATGGATACCAATTCCTCTTTAGTGAGTGGTTCTCCCTTCTCAGAAACCTTATCGCTATAATCACCCTCTAAATTCATTCTTCACCACCTAATAGTCGAGTACGGGATAGAGTAAACCATTATACTCTAGGCCTAACTCAGATTTTTTCTGACCAAATCTTGGCACACTCATCACAGCATATCGGGTAGCATCCATCAGGTCATCCCCTTCCTTAACTATTTTTCCATTACGGGGATTCCTATGGTATTTCCTATATTCATCAAACCATTCCTTAAAATACTTAAATACCTTTAATCGTCCTTCTTGCATCCGAAGTTCGATTTCCATAATTCCCGGCTCCACAAAATTGGTATCATCAGGATTAGAGAAGGGTCTAAACATATTAACTCCAGCATCAACGTAATAGCTTTTGAGTGTTTCACCAGAACCTTTTTCCCTATTTTCCCCATCATGAGGATATATTACCCTAACTCCTCGTTGTTTTTTATAGATTCTATGGGCGTGTTGTGGTGGAACCTCATTAGATGCCCTAAATCCGTCATATATATAGATAACATCCCTATCCACATCATGGGCAACGAACACGCAGGCGAATGGATGGCGTATACCAAAATCACAGGCAGCTAGTATTCGGAAATGAGGAGGTATCTCAAATGGGTCCATATAGAGTTCTTCTTCTGGAGTTTTATATACTTGGGTATCACCAAAGTTAGGAATACCTTGGGTTTTAGCGGATATTAGGTGTCTGGGAATAGCTTTGAGCAGTTGTTGTTTGGTTTTTTCGTCTAGGTGGGGTGCTCTATCCCATCCTACGGTCATAACAAACTGGCCATCTGACCTCTTATTCAAGAGCATATCGACCAGTTCTGTTACGCCATTTTCAGGGGTAAACGTAAGCACCACAAAGCCACCTTTATTTTTATTCCCTGTAGCGGTCCTTGCAAGACATTCAGCATAGAACTTCATGGGGTCATAGGATGGTTCTTCGTCAATCATTATCCAATCTAAGGACATTCCTCGGATAATTGCAGGTCCTTGCTCGTATGAACGGAATAATAGCTTGGAATTACCCCCAGCTTTATGCCTTATATGTATCTCTTTAAGCAGATTCTTAGTACCTGTAGATGTAATATATGGACCTAATTTCTCGGTAGGTATGAGTCCCTGTCCGGTAAACTTACCTTCTAATAGGTCTATTTCACCAATCAACTTATATTGAAGCACATCCCTTATCTGGTCCCCGGTGATTCCGCAGGCCATAGCGGTAATTGGGGCATCAAAGCGAAACCCGTCATACCAATGGGGATATTCCCCAGTTAGGTGATAGGACAGCATAGAGCAGGAAATCTCGGTCTTTCCCACCCTATTAGCGGCAAAAAGTGCCAGTTGCTTATTATCCTTAGTAGCTTCCACGAAGGTAGTCTGCCATCCATATGGGGAAAACCACTCAATAGAACGGTGTTTTTTAGCAGCTTTCAGTTCTGCCTTGAGTTTTTCATACTTCTCAAGGCCATAACCTATCATTTCATCCGTATCTTCATTTATTTGGGTCATCTAATATCCTATATACCTTTCTAGCTTTCATCTTATAGAGATACTTATAGACAGTGCTAGTATTTATCTTCATTCTAAAGGCTATTTCTTTAGGCGGCATATCCTCATTAACCAATCGTTTAAACAACTCAACATCTATCTTTACCAATTTCCAGTTATATGGCTTTTTACAATGTGGACATAACATTTGATAACCTTCTCTACTCATTATAATGTAGACATTTCATCAGGTTCCTTATGTTCAACCCAAATGGTTTGCTTATCCTGACAATCCAATCTCTGTTGTCCTTCAAACCTATTGCAATATTCCTTATCTACTAGGTGGTGGTGTCCACGCCTTCGTGGGTCATCCCTACGTCTACCTCTGCCCCAGAAGGGTCCATGACAACCAGCTATCAGTACAAAAATTAGTATATATTTCATATCTCCTCCTATTCAGAACCTTTTTTAATAAGTTCGTATCTTATCCAGTCCTCAAATGTCATTTTTGCACCCTTGATAGTGTCAGAAACAGCATCAACTGGACCCTTTAAGTATTCATTATAATCTCTTTTTAATTGAGGAACCATCAACAGGTAGGAAGTCCTTTGATTAGGGGTCATTTTTGGCCAGTTTTCGTGAACATATTTCTTATCAATAAACTTGTTCTCATCCAAATCTAATGCACCTTTGTCATACATTTCTTTCATATAAACTCCTTGAAACGTTCATCCTCATCAGGGTTATATTCATCTTCTCCATCAAGAAATCTCTTTTTTGCTTCCTTATATAGAGTCTTTAAACTGTTAGCATCCCTTTTTGCCTCAAATGCCTGCCTCTGAAGTTTGGGCCTAATCTTATCTGAGGCATTTTTAAAGCTACGTGCCGCCTGTTCCTTCTCAAACTCTATCTCCTCAGGTCCTCCAGCATCCTCAATCAAATGTAAAACACCTTTCTTAATCATCTATCAACTCCTCTATCTTATCTGATGGTACACCAATCTCTTTTAACTCATTAACAATTTCACTTCTGGTCCTCGGTTTAACCTCTAACTTATGGGTCATTTCAATCTCAGACTTGGGATTCCACCTACCTCTAGTCCTTAAGAAGAAGATGATGGAATTATTATCCCCATTTCGTATCTTTTCCATCAACTTACCGGTAACCATAGCAATACATTCGGCAGTTCCAGTCTCAATATCCTGTCTATAGTGTTTCCATAGGGTCGGATGGCTTATTCCCATACATTTAGCTATCTCATCATTAGGTATTCCGCTAATAACCAACATCCTTACCTTCAACCTAGTCCACTTAGTCGGATGGTGTCCGGTCAAGTTCATATGGGCAAGCCTTGGAATAGTCCTCTCCACCCTAGGTAGTGTCATATCAGGATTATAGAACTGGTTGGTATAGTTAGGGTCCTCTATCGCTTCGCATAGTTCATTCAGGTTTCCCAGCTTCGCATCAGTATCAATCACTATTCCAACATCCTGCGATAGCGGAACATCCAATATATTAGCAATATGCTTATACTTGGTACTACACTCCCCATTACTTATATCAGAGCCGCATACCTCACATTTCATAGGTCATTCCTTCCTCCGAATTAATCCGTATCCAATAACTCCCATCTATCCTCAGGCTGTCTATTCAGATTAATCTCCTTAGCATCTGGGTCATTTACATACCTAGCAATATAGACCATCCCGTCCTCCTCCATGAAAACGTGCTTAGTCTTAGGTCTCCATCCACGCTGTCTCACCTTCAAACCATCAACCAACTTATCAATAGCTTCCAATTTACCCATCAAAAGTGCTCCTTATTACGTCAACACAGAAACAAACCATTATAATGCAAAAGGTAATTGCCATTATAGATAGTAATGTTAGGAGCATAAAACCGATAAAGTTGTGACATATAACAGTTGTCATAGGTTGCTTTCCTCCAACTTATTCCATAGGTCCTTAATCATATCCCTACAATGTTCATAGGCCTCAATCCTTCCATACAGGAACGCTATCCTGTCCGAAGGTAACTGCTCCTCTAAAAAGCCTGAGTTTATTTTTATAGCTAGCTCAATCTTCTGTAGCACTACATCATATTCTACCATAGACGGATTCTCCTCCTATCATTCTAGGGAAGTTCCGGGAAAATTACAAGGGGAGTCAGTTGTGGGAGAGTAGGGGGGTCAACTATAAGAATAGGGTTTATCGTGGGTGGGATGGAACTGGAGTCCCTTCCTTGCCGCAGTGGAGCCTTTTGAAGGTGGGTATACTCTTTCCTCCTACCAGAAGGGTGGTCAGAGCCTAGTGATATCAATAGGTTAGATAGCTATGCGATGGTATGTGAGTGAGAGAGTGAGAGGGAGAGTGATGTTGGTTGATGGTGTGTGAGTGAGTGGATTAGAGGTGTGATAGTGGCGATAGAGAGCGGAGAATGTAGGACAAACTGTTGTCCAAATGCTCGGTCGGATGATGTGAATAAGTATGTGAATAAATAGATGAGTAGATTAGAACGATTAAGCATGGTCATCCTATACTGACTATTGAACTGGTCCAGTTAGATTGAATACGAGGCAATTAAGCTGCTCTAGTTGCAATTTACTGGGAGATATATGCCCAGCTTTCTACCCTATATGTTCTTATTACTAATCTCCTATGAGAAATGCATATCTTCCTAGTAATGGAATGGGATTATTCTGGCGGCTTTTCCCCTATCTTTTACCGGTAAACTTAGACTATTTTAATATGTAACCTACTGGAATCAGAGAACTATCTAATTATGTTTAAACTATAGTATCCGATAGGCTTCACAGACCATGCAAATTAGTATCTAATGGTCTTGTTTCCACATTTCGCCACTTGATACCCACCTAGGGCAAGCCAAACAAGCAAACTAAAGCTTCCGCATGGGGCACAATGTATCTGCTGATGTTTAGAATGAACGGTCGGAATTATTGGATGGACAGATAAAGAGAAGATAGAGCGTTTATTAGTTAAGTGGTAGGGGTCAGGTAACTGGTTCCTATTGCTGAATTAATAAACGGCAATTATGCCAATACAAGGAGATTTCAAATGGATTTATCGAATGTTGTTATGGTTGATAGAAATGGTTCAAGTGTTCCATCTATCGAGTACAGAGAAGGAACTAGGGTCTACAGAGTAGTTGCTCATTCAAATTCAGAGCATACCCAGACATTAGAGAGGGAGATACTGAAGGATGAGAAGGGTCATCCAATGACCCTGAATAATATAGACCTATTCTGTTATTCGACCGGCTCGGTAGGGTTTGAGAATGTAGATGTGAAGGTTCAGATAGATGGCCAGCTAGTAGTAGCTGGCACTCTACTGGGTACTCCTCTGACTGTGGTTATGAACATGAGCAGAGAACTAAAAGAGAAAAGAGCTTTCATTAAGAAACTGAAAGCTGATTACAAAAGATTCATTTAATTAATGGTTAATGGGTAGGGTTCAGCACTCGCTGGACCCTATCAATGAACTATTAACTAACAAGGAGAATGACAATGAGAACGCTCAAGAATCTAAAGATGAATGACAATACCTATGCCCTAAGGAGGAAGGTAATTGAATTAGTCTATGAGGCCAGAAGAATGGTGAAGCTGCCTAGGATAGAGGTCAGGATAACAGAAGATGACCCTATGATACTGGGTCAAGCTGTCCTGAAGTCCAATCAGATATGGATAAGCCAGAAGGTAGTGAAGGACTATGACCTACGGGCAATCGTATGGCATGAGATAATTCATGCGGTTCTGGGTGTGGGACATGATGAGAAATGCCCACTAATGGCGAGCACATACAAGCGAGCATTACCCAAGTATGAAGCGGATAGATTGCTGGTTAAGTATTTTGTAAATGCAGGTTAATCGGATGGGGTCAGTTAGCTGGCCCTATTCTATGAACAGGCAATTATGCCAAACAAGGAGCATTTAAATGAAAAGAACATCAAAGACTATTACCCACGTTGAAACAACAGAAACAGGAATCACCTTCTATGCACAAGCTTATAGATGGAAAATAGACAAGAAGGTAAGGCCAAGTCAGTTTAATCTGTCGGTTAACCTGATAAAAGATTCAGGCTTCTCCGATTACACTTATAAGTTTGATATTGATTTGTTTGAGGACTCTATCTGTTTGGGTCTACCTGATAATACAAATCTACATATTCGGTCCAATGGAACTACTTGGGTCCATATGTTCGCAGATAAAAAATTCTGTGTAGAACTTTACAATCTAGTTAAAACAATTAATGGGTGATTGATGGTCGTGCGGTACTGGTCAGATAGCTGGCCAGTATCTCAAGCCTAGCAATTAAGCAGGCCTATTAAGGAGCAATTAAATGAGAGTTACTAAGAAGCAATTAGATTCAAGAGTTGAAGCACTAAACGAGCGATACGGACTAACTAAAGGTAATAAGTTCGTTTTAAATGGTCGTTATGGTCGTACTTACCTAGAAGTTGAGGACTCAAAGTATTGCACCGTTGGATATTTTAGCTATTGCGGAACTAAGCAAGAGATTAATGCCTATATTGGCATCCTGTTTGATGGTTTAACAGTCCTTAAGTCATACTCAAGATTTACTCTGAAAGATGGTCAAGAACAACTTTAATGGTTAATGGATATGGGCTGGCTCTGGTCGGCTCATATCAATGAACCACTAAACAAGGAGATTTAAGATGGAAGAACGAGCGTTGATTACTAGTTTGTGTGTACATTGTGGAAAGGACTTTCAGTCCCAATATGGTGATAAGGCCCATGAGTATAAAACTTTTGGGTTTTGTTCCCCTGCCTGTTATGAAAATGGATTTGAGGAAATGCATGAGTATCAGTCAGACACCAGAAAGGGAGCAGATTTTGAACCTTTTAATCTAGAGGAGTATTGATTAACTGTTGAGGGTTTGGGGCCACTGGTCCCATTCCCTGAACTTTTAACCAAGGAGATTTTAAATGGCCGCTATAACCATTGAACTGGAAGCTATGACATTGGAATATGAAGTAACATGGCAAATGCATGAGCATACGCCACAGATTACGGACACTGAATTGATTGATATTAAACTTCCTAGGGAAGATAAAAGCGTATTCTCTACGGCCTTTCTATCCCAGTTGGATAAGCTGCTTAATTACTATATCCCTGAACTGGTTGAGAAAGAGATTTACCCAGAAATATATCGGATAGAGTCTGTGTCTGGTGATGAGTGTGATTACAGCGAGTAAGGATAAAGGGGCCTGCTAAAAGTAAATAAAACAGGCCCCAATATCAATTAACTCAATTCACAAGGAGCATTTCCATGTCAACAGAAACACCTAATGCAATTCTAATTCATATATTCAATATTGTAAAATTTACCTGAAACTCCTTCAGTTTCCCCTACTGTCTTAATCGCTTTTATTTCCCAGAAATTAGAGTCATCTAGGCATATCAGGTTTGAAATAGCATCTTCAATAACCTTGATTCGATTGGAAATATCGTATTTCTTAATAGTTCCTGTCTTAGTATAGATTTTTGATTCAGGCAGGGAGAAGGTCAACACCAGGCCAACTTTCCTCCAAGGTTTTATCATCTTCTTAACCCGATTAACTGACTGGTAATTTATTACTGCCCAGTCATCAAACTTTTTTGCAAAATCCTTATATAGTTTATTGCGGCAACGTCCACCATTAGGTAATGGCATATAACAGTTGTTTACGGATGGTGGAACAGGCATACCGAGGAATAAATCTGTTTGGTCTATGGTAGTAGCTAGGGTTTCCATTTTAAACGCTCCTAATGGCCTCTAATGAAGCCTAATTGTATATAGTAAGATTCTAATTGACAGGTTTAAAATGTCTATGGTTATATTTTGATAATTGGGATTTGGACCGTTAAATGCCATTGAAGAAAATGGACCTCCAGTCATCAGTAAAGTGCCAGCGAAGTAAAACGTCTAAATGACGGAGTAGATTGGTACAGGCGAATGAATAAGCCAATGACTACTAGGTAAACGTGCTGAGATAGAACCTAGCGGAAGGCCAATACCCCAAGGAATATAGACACCGAGAAACTAAACAGAATCTAAGTATCGGTAACTCAATTCCCTAAAAAAGGCTGCGGAATATCTCCCTCCTAGATGTATTATTCCCAAAATCCAAAATTATAAATCTATTCCAACGAGCCTTACGAAGTGCGGTTGATGTTCAATCATATCTCACCGTCCACCAACTGAAAAACCTTGGCGAGTCTCCCTTTCCCCTGTATCCTTATCCCTATAAACAGGGGGCTTCTATGTCAAAAATGAATTATAATCGCAGACCTACTCCAAACTTTCCACATTACACTAAACGAAAGACTATGAGTAGTAAGCAATCAGCAGTTCTACAAAGAATCAAATTTAAAAAAGAAAATAATCCTAATTATGAATTATCTGACTGGGAAAAGAAATTCATGTCTAGTATTAAACTTCAAGCGGAGAAATATATTTATGGAAACGAACCTGCCGAAGATAGTGATATTGCCCCTGATGGGGAAGCCTCATAGTGGTAATAAGAATGAGATAGACTCCAGGCCACCTTATAAAAAGAAAAAAGATACTAAATATAACCTAGTCCCTAAACGTACTCGCAAGATTATGAATGAGGAATGGAAAGCACTTAGGGAGGCACAACGGTTAGATAAGGAATTGAAAAAAATATGTGGAAATTAAAATAATTCTAGTTCATACTTTATAAATGCGTGTTACTGACATTATTCTGATGGGTCTTTTTCTAATATCATTAATCATCATAGGGTATCTATATCTTGAATCAATTAAATGATTGTTCTAACTTATTACCGATAATTGGGGGTGATTTTCGTGGGTAAAACTGTGATTAAAAAAGGTTCTGGTGGTGGCAAAAAGCCAAAGGCCAAAGCTTGCTAGTTTGAAACCAATGGGACTGACCTACTTTATTACTGTAACGGGTATGGAGGATTCAGTAGGCCAGTTCCAAAGGTCCTCGTCCATCCTTGGACAATCGGTCCGTACTTTCATTATATAAAAATAATTATTAAATAAATCTAAAATAAGTTGACTCCTGATTTATCTAGGAAGATACTGTATCCAACTAATAACAAGGAGATTGTAATGTCTGATGTTTTAACTTGGAGGAGGGTCCCTGACTTTCCCACTAATTGGGTTAGTAGTAATGGCCATGTTCTATCCCTTCACCCTAGGTTTAAGGAAGGTAGGATATTAAAGTTTAACGATAGCGTAGGCTATAAAACCGTTGTTCTTGTACACAATAAAGTACAGAAAAAGGTTAAGGTCCATAGGTTAGTATGTGAATTATTTCATCCTAAATTAACAGGCAAAAATGATGTAAATCACAAAGATTGCGATAAGTATAATAACCATTTAGATAATCTTGAATGGTGTTCTAAATCAGAAAACATTAAACACGCATGGAAAAACGGCAGAATAGCTGGAAGATGGGGGAAAAGATGAGCGAATATATATTTAAAACTATTGATGTTAAAGGTAAGCCTTATGTAATGACCAATGAACGTATCAAGTATTTCAGAGAAATTCCTAAGTATGCTGGTTGGTCTATTGAAGTTGGTATTGAAAAGCTAGAACTTGGAACTGAAAATGACCAAGTGATGATGATTGCCCTGATTAAGGATGATAAGGGTAGGGTAATGGCAACCGGTAGGGCATGGGAGGTTCGTGATTCTAGCTTTATTAACAAGACCAGCTTTATCGAGAATTGTGAAACAAGTGCGGTTGGTAGGGCGTTAGGCTTTCTAGGTATTGGCGTTGATACTTCGATTGCCACGTTTGAAGAAGTTGCGGTGGCGGTGGCCGCTCAGAATAGTATGGCCCCTGCCCCAGTTAAGGTTGATACTCTCCCAGTACCAGCTAAACCTGTAATAGAGAAAACTGAGGTTAAGATTCCCCAG